TTAAAGACCTTTACACAATGCTTAAAAAGTGAAGTAACGGTAAGAGTAGCTATTACAGACACAGCTGCTGTTGTTGCTGCAGTAACTAATATTTCTTCCTGAGGTACAGGAATATTGATATCAGTCCAGGGAATATTTACCCTTTTAACTTCTGCAGGCTTAGGTTTCCCTTCATTCTTTTCTTCCTCTTCTGATTTAACACCTGGAGGAACCACTAATCTACTTGGTGGAGCCAATATTGGTGTATAAGAAGGAAGATCTGCTTTAG